CTGCTTTTCGCCGCGACCAACGGAGAGCGATACGGACTTCTTAGCCACTCAAGCACCCATCCACGACGAGAGCATCTCGCCGCGTCCTGAAAACCTACGCTCGATTTTAACTCTTGACTCCCGACTTGCAACAGGGTACGCGAAAGTAACCGCTAAAGCATCTGCTGCGTCAGGGGAGGCCAAGCCTCTAGCCTTCATGTCTTTCTTGGCTTCAAGGGCGATGGCACCCGAAGAGTTGGTCTTGTACTGCGGGCTACAGAGGTCGGACTTCAGTAATCGTTCGTTCGGGATCGAGGCGGTACGCAACCACTGGCGCATATCACCCCACATCTCCGCACGCTTGTTCTGCCACATCGCAGGCTTTGACGACTTCCAGCCAAAGTTGACGCCGCGCACCTTGTACCGCTGTTCTTTCAAGCGATCCAAGATGCCGTAGCCGAGGCCGCCTTCGTCAAGGACAACGAGCGCTGGGCGGAACTCTTCGATTGCGTCGATTACTCGCCCAACAATCTCCATCGTATCTTCGCCTTTATATCTCTTAATCGCGACAATATCGCGTCCTTGGCGAGCAACAATGACCGTGGAATCATTGCCACTTCTAGCCGGATCAACGCCCAATACAATCGGAGCAGTTTCATCCTTGTACTTAGGGCGAGACGCCGCTTCGTCCACCAGGCTTGGAGGGATGAACTGGTCGTCTCCATCGGCGGGGAACTGTCCATACACTTCGATTCGGGCTTGCGGGGAGTCCGCACCGTACTCTTCGATGATTTGTTCGTAGACCGCTTTGTCGGTGTCTTCGACTTGCCGGGCGTCGATGCTTTGCGTCGTCCAGAAGTTCCTTTTCGCGTTGAAGCACTCATAGAAATAGCCCTCGTTTCGGCGTGGGTTGCTAAACGCAAACCAGAAACGGTTTGGCGTGTTTTCGGTAAAGAAGCCTTGGGCAACGTCCCAAATCTTGTCTGGAATACCAGAACTTTCGTCGAATATCAGCATGACGCCATCAGAGTTGTGCAGACCCGCGTAGGCGTCTGGGTTCTCTTCTGACCACAACCGACCTTCAATTGACCAATAGCGCGTACCTTTTCGCAGGTCACGCTCTACCAGTTCGGACAACCATTTAGCCGGGGTTACGCGAGTAGCCGAAATCTCAAACCAATGGCTATTCATGGACATTGCCAGCCACTTGGTAATTTCCGACCACGTAATTGAACGCAACTGCGCCTCAGAGTTGGCCGAAACAATGACGCTACCGCCGATACGGGTAGAGAGCATCCAGATAACAAGCCAACTAACCAAGGCGGATTTGCCAATACCGCGACCTGATGCCACGGCCATGCGTAAAACCTTAAAGTCTACTTGGCCGTTGTTGGCATCAATATGCTCTTTAATCTGCCGCAGGATGTCTCGCTGCCAGCGTCGAGGACCGGGATGATTCTCTAGCGGCGTGCCTTTCTTGCCCCAAGGAAAAACGAATCGGACAAAGGCTTCAGGATTGTTAGCAATCTCTTTAGACCACAGGCGCGACATCAGCGCCATTTCTTCGTCAGCGGTATAGATCGTCGTTTGCATTAGGCGGCCATCTGCTTTTTAGCGGCTTGGTACGCACCAGATGCTAACTCAGGTGTGGCAAAAAGCCCTAAATGACGGTTTTTGCGGTTGACCTGAATCTGGGCTGCCCACTTACCGGATGAATGTTTAGAAACGCCAACGTAACCGCTGGTGTTGTTTCTGTATTGCCCCTTGTTTTGCATGTTGCCGAGTTGATCGGTTTCGCGCAGGTTGGCAAGGCGGTTGTCGGTTTTAACTCGGTTGATATGGTCTATAGCCGGTTCCGGCCAGCGACCATGCGTATATAGCCACGCCAGTCGGTGTGCCTTATATCCAACGCCATCTACCTTGATGTGGATATAACCGCGTGCGTGTACGCAGCCTGCGGGGTCGCCGGGTTTCACTTGGCTAAACCTGTTGCATGGCTTGAGCCATGTAAAGACGCCAGTTGCCGGATCATAGTGCAGCAACTCTCTCAGGCGTTCTTGCGTTAGAATCTTCGTAGCCATAATCAGCCTCTCTCGAAGGTTGGTTGGTCAGAAGCCTCGATCCGCTGGAACGGTTCGGGGCTTCGTCAATTGTAGCATCTAGTGCAGGCGGTGTATCCGACACCACTCTTCCCTGAATAACGCGGGATTCCGCCTCTTGCAGTGCCGCGATGATACTGATCTGCGATTTAACATCGACCTGCACCTGGGTCTTAGCGACCCACCCATGCACGTGCTGCAAGAGAGCAAGTGCTGCCTTGCTATCGCCACCATTAGCCGCCACGCGCAACTGGTTGGCCGCTTCAAATTCACTGTCAGCACGACCTTTAGCCTCCGCGATAGCAGCCGCGTTATCCATCTGGCAGAGCCTACGATACTCGGTTGGCAGCATGTCCGCAGCAAAGGCTAGGGCATCACCCTTCAGCCCAAGTTTGGCAGCCTCGTAAATCTTATCTAAAACCTCCTGAGAGGCTTTCAGTTCCCGAGGCTTGAAAGGGATCGACTTAAAGGTTTCCACACATGCCCTCGACGCGAACCTCTTGCTCGTAGCCTTCACCGTCACACAAAGGTTTATCGGTGTGCCAGCCGTGCCAGACCTTATGGGCGCACCATATCTTATCAGTGGGACGAGTGGTATCAGCCGACCAGAAACAAGACCGGCAAAGGTCAAGGGTTGGCGCAGAACGTAATGCCGCGACTTCGTTAGGCATATTCGCACTGTAACAGAAGGTTTGGCGAGAGGAAAGCAACGTGCAGGATGATCCTGCCGGGAGGCCGCGATCTCGAACGTCCGTCGAGACTGTGTGCCGAGGCGGAAGCGTTAAACGTTTAGTGCCTTAGATGGTGGAGTCCTTTCCTTCAGTTACCTCTCGGTCGCTACCAGCGCATCTGGTCAGACGTTGCAAGGGAAAGTTTAGCAGGAAGGTTTAGTAAGCAAAAGGGTTAGTAAAGGAAAGAGGGGGAAAGTTTAAAAAAAATAACAAAATTTTTTCAATACCTTCGCAGCCGGGACCGGTCGGTCCTTGGCCCTACCCCCCCTTCAGTTTTTCACGACACGGATTGTTGTGCGTGTACCACACTCGCCAAACGTAAATGATTCTTGTTCTCAGTTGCAAATGATTGTTGTTTACGAGGTGTTGTTTGGCAGCCACTTGTTGCTTTTTTGCCACAGAACCACGTTGTTGTTTTTTTTACACAGGAGAGAAGTTTGGACAGAGAGGATGGAGGTATGCGAGTTAGACACCTTTTTTCCAAGTCTCTTCCTATCTCCATAAAAAACTTGGCAGTAAGAAACAATGTCTAACATGTCTACCTTTTACCCTCATCCTTACTTTTCAAGCACTTACAAGATCGCTCCAACTGTCTACTAGGATGGGTAACCACACGTCTTGATCCTCTTCACTTTTGGCTACTTTCTTCCTCTTTTACCTTTTTATTTACAAAATCCCTGTTTTTGGGTGTCTACCCGTGTCTAACAGTGTCTACCTTCGACCTACCATTGCTACCCAAACTAACTAGCATCGCAGGTATGTAACTTGTGTTGACGGTAGGTATGCAGGAGCGTATAAAGGAATCGTTGACAACAAATAACCAGGAGCAACTAGCCATGACTCGCCTTTCATCTATCACTTTACCGCTTGCTTACCTTGCGCCTATCGCTGGCTACTTTGCTGACGATTACGCAGCGCCTTATTTGTTCGCCGCAGGCTTGCTTGCTGTTGCGGTTACTTTTCTCGCTTACATCACCAACGACTAATAGGTAGGAGAACAACGATGAGATATTTCGATGTTGTGTTATGGGCAACCGTCAACGAGACGGTTAGCGTTGGAGCCAGAGACGAAGACGAAGCCGCTGAGATCGCCTTACAGATCGTGCGTAGCGGTCGCATCTCATGCTCGTCAATGGACTGGGAAGTCGAAGAAGTTAACGTAGGAGACCCGCTCGATGTCGCAGAATGAATTGATTAAAGCCGCCCTACTGTCAGGTCGGTCACTTACCCCAATTGACGCCCTGCAAGACTTCGGGTGCTTCCGCCTTGCCGCTCGTGTAGCCGATTTAAGGCGCGAGGGGCTAGACATTGAGTGCCATAGGGAGACGGCCAACGGCAAGCATTACGCCCGTTACAAACTGCGAGGAACGCCCCATGCGTAGCCTCTGGCGCCGTCTTGCCTTCTGGCATTGTCGCGGCATGGATTGGCGGGAAGTGCCGCCACCAACCTGGCACAGCCGCCGACGTATTAACCCTGACTCTGTGTATTGGTGACCCATGAACAACAAACCACACGCGCCAACCATGAGCGAATTGGAAGACCTTTTTCGCTCAATGGACGATCACCCGCCAAGCCGTGATGAGTGGATTCGCACCACGGCTAGGGCTTTGTTGTACGCATGGGACGAGGGGCTAACCGTCCCGCAATTGCAACCGTTCGTCGAGGAACTCCGCAAGGCTCTGGATGGTCGCAAATGACCGAGTTCCATGAGCGCTGGGGCTTGCGCCCCCGCTATCCCAATCTCACCCGCTGCACCCGTAGGTACTGGATAACGTACCTAGGGCGCTGCATTGATACTGCTCGGGCTACGCTCTGGCGGGACGGCTAACCTTCATTACTTCACAACCGACAAGGAGGGCGGCGCAACGGTTTCGATCATGCGCCGCACCTCCGAGTTGGACAGGTGCGAATGGTCAGGCGCCGTAAAGACGTGCTTCTTCGTAATTAACTCTTTTGAGTACACCCGGCCCCGATCAACCCATCCCGCATCCTTCAGCGCAATGTGTAGGGCAGCCTGGTTGACTCGGTAACGGTCGCCCAGCATGTTCTGAAGTTCGTTCACGACCCTGTGCAACGGACCACAGAGGAAGCCATGTCGGAACGGGCCTGATCGCGCTGCAATCATCTCGGCTAGTGCGGCCTCGGTCGGGTTCATGCCAGTCTGCAATAGGATGGCCTTGGCGTCTGTCATGGGCGGAGCGGCTCCAGGATTGAACGCGCTAACGTCTCGCTCATTGAGGTAGGCACACACGGCATCGAGGCCACCCTGCGCGTACCAATGCCACATAGCAGCGGCTTCCTCGTTGTGCATCCTCGGAGCGTGTGACCACAGCACAAACCAGCGGCGGTCATCGGCGGGTAAGGCAATAGCGTCCCGCTCGTTGCTGAACGCCAAAACGAAAAGCCGGTTGAGCGCGTAGTAGGGGTGCAAGCCCTTGCGGTTCACTTGCAGCAGTTCGGGCGGCGCAGCAATCAACGGTTTGAGGTTGTTCTCTAACGCTCTCGGGTCTTTACCCGCTTGCCGCAGTTCGTTGATAACCACGACTTCGGACTCAAGCGCATAGCCCCATTGGTTCTGCAATTCGTCCGAGCGCACAATCGCTACGTTGCTGTTCAGGCCGCCGCCTATGGCGTACAGGAAAGGCGTCCAAAGGGTGTCTTTACCTGACCCAGGCAGACCGCCGTGCAGGATCGCGTGGTTAATCTTGCGGTTCGGGTTCTGCCGCTTGTAAGCCATCACGTTCAAAACGTGTTCGCGCTCCATCGGGTCAGGAATCATGCGCTCGGCATGGTCAAGCCACGGCGATACGTCGGCCGGTTTAGCCTTCGGCCTAGCATCCCGCCATCGGTTGCCGTAGACCAAACCGCCACGGGCTACGAGCGCGGCTTCTCCAGCGGCAAACGTGATGCCCTCTAGCGCATGGCCGCCCATCTCGGCACGGCTCTCGTCGAACGCGACAGAGGCTTCAATGCGCCGCTTGTTGTGTATCGAGGCGCACGAAACGTGCCGGTACATGGCATTGAATGACTGGCGCGACAATTCCCGTCGCTCAACCATGTCGAAATAGGAATCTTCGCTTCTGACATAGGCAAAGCGGCCAAACCACTGTGCGGGCGTCAGTTTGCTGATGTCTCGTTCTTTAATCTCGGTCAGTATGTCCATTGCAAACCCCTCGCCCGCCATGTAGTCTGATCGGGCATCGTTAGTTCTCCTTGTTAGAGAGTTAGCCCCACTTCGGTGGGGCTTTTTTTATCCCTGCCGTTTGTTGGCCTGAATCGTTCGCCAAGTATCGAGAACGATGCGCTCCGTCTCACGCTTGTTCGCCATCTTGCTATAGACGGCTATGGCCGCGCAGTAGCGATCATGCGCCTCTTTGGTGGCGTGGTGGGTCGCGGCAATCGCCTGCCGCTCCGCCACCGTACCCTCAGCGTGAGTGAACACGGCTTCTCGTGTGGCCTTCCAGCCATACTCCGCACGCTCCATCTCGGCCTTGGCGAGCGCACAAGGCTCGTCGGTATCCACTAGATACCGCAAAGCCTTCTCTGCTCTCT